TCACCCTGGCGCCTGGTAAATGCGCTCGCGCCGGGCCGCCGGCTTCCCGCCACCTCCGATCGTGTACTTGATCTGCACCACCTTGGACCGGAACCGACCGAAAATGCGGCGCATGTCGGGGTGGTCGTTGATGGTCAGGACGGCGCGTCCCTTGAGGCTTGCCAGGCGTTCGGAAAGCAGCTCGTACTGGTCAATTCCAAACTCGACGCCGTACCCCTCGGTTTGCCAGTAGGGGGGATCGAGAAAGAAGAGCGTGTGCGGTGCATCGTAGCGCTGCATGCAGTCCTGCCAGGGCAAGCTCTCGATCACAACCCCGCAGAGACGCATGTGCGCGGCGCTCAACTCCTCCTCGATGCGCAGCAGGTTGATGCGCCTGGGACTGGTCGAAGCCGTGCCGAATGTCTGGCCGGTCACCTTACCTCCAAACGCCAGGCGCTGCAGGTAGAAGAACCTCGCGGCACGCTGGATATCCGTGAGCGTATCCACATGCTGCAGCTTGGCCCAGCGGAACATCTCACGCGAGGTGAGCGCCCATCGGAACTGGCGCACGAACTCGTCGAGGTGGTTCGCGACGACGCGATACAGCGTAATGATGTCGCCGTTGACGTCGTTGATCACCTCCACCTTGGCCGGTTCTCGAGCGAACAACAACGCAGCGCCGCCGGCGAACGCTTCGACGTAGCAGGTGTGTGGGTTGTCAGAGAGCAGCGGCAGCAGGTGCTGCAGCAACCGGGTCTTGCCACCCGGCCAAGGAAACAGGGTTCTGGAATGCACGTTCTCAGCCTTTGCGAATTTGGACTGCCAGACTGCGCGTCCCCGCGGGGGAGCAGAGCCTTGGCCAATGGCACGCGGCTGTTCGCGTGTTCTGCGGCGCCAGGCGTGCGTTGCCGCGCATGCCTGGCGCTCTGATCTTTTAGCTTCCCACCTCCGCCGACGAGAGAAGGGTGAAGGAACCGGAGGCCATCAAGACATCGGCCGCATTGTAGATGTCGACGCGAACAGTGCGCGAAGCCAGAGTTGTCCCGTTCGTCGACCTGGTCGCCGCCAGCGTGAATGAACGGTCGACAGACAAGGAAGCGATCGATGTGGCGCCGTTAACCTCGGTAATGGAAGCGCCGGTGCCAACCTGCGCAGTCACGACATAGCGAATTTTGTAGCCCGAACCGATGCCTGCCGCAGAAGGAACGATCCAGCTACCCGAAACCGTGCCTGAAGTAGAGGTTGCAGACCACGATCCGTCAGCCCTGACGATGAAGCTCGATGCTGCAGACGCAGGCGTGTTGAGCTGGTAGTCGACCGACTCATAGATCTGACCGCTCCAGTCAGGCGGATTGACGACGCCAAATGTAGTCGAGCCGACTGAGACGCGATGCTGCAGAAGGAAGGGAATCACGCCGCCGCCTCCATGATGCCGCCCATTCGCCAGGTGTTGGGGGCGGTCTTGACCAGCACGATAGACGAATGCTGTTCCAAGGTCTTCCGCATGAAGCTGGCGCCCTTCTGCACGGTCACGCCGGCCGCCTGTACGATCTCGACCTGGCCGCCGCCAGCCTGGAAAATCGTGATGGTGCCGCCGATCGGGAACGCCACGTCAGCGTCGTCGCGTACGGTGTAAGTGCATGCGGAGCCGTGGCTGATCTCAATGATGCGCTCGTAATGGCCTGCGACAAGCTGGTGCGCCACGCCGGCCAACTGCAGTACTTCGCGGCGCGAACGCGCGGCCGCGAAGGTACCGGATTGCATGAAGGCGCCCAGTGCCTGCAAGGCCTCCTCAACGTTGACCAGGCCGGAGAAGTAGCCGCCAGCGTCATCAATCGAGACCGACTCCGCCGTGATCTCGGCTCCGCCACCAGTGATCATGGTAAGGATCGCCTGGCGAAGCTGCGTGTTATTTCCCGGCACCAAGGTGAGGCCGGCCTCCTCGATGACATGGACCAATTCGTCGACCAGGGCATTCATGATCGCCGCGTCGACATAGGTTGCCCTCTGGCCAGTCAACGGGTTGCCGTCCGTAAAACGGTTGCCGACGTGGTATTGCGCGGTGGTGCGCTGCATGAGTTTGCTCCTGAATCAGCCGCCGGGCGGCAGTGGATTCGAATCGGGGTAGGAAAAGATGATCCGCGTGTGTGCGGGCTTGATGGCATTGAGGCGGCATTCGAGCGTGTCATTGCCCCAAAACCGCAGCGGCTCGCCGCATGTCGACTCACCGCAGGCGAAATTGCGGATCGTCACAGCCGGGCCATTGACCTGCCACACCCAGATCCAATCCTGCGAGTAGAGCGCGTCACCGCATTGCGAGCGGCCGCACTGGAACGGGCGGAACTCTTCGATGGTGATCGCGTAGCCCAGCCGCGCAGCGACGGCGATGTAGTACGCCCTGGATTGCCCGCCAAGACTGACCAGCTTCGTCAGCACGTCGTCGCGCCGCGCCTGCAGCGTTGGGGCCAGCGTGTTGGAGCAGTTGTCCGGCAGGCCGAGCGCGCGCTCCCATTCGGTCAGCATCTCGACCGTCGTGCGCGGGTCGGATTCGCGGATCAGATCGAGGACGCGGCCATGAATGCGCGCGAACTCCGGCGCCATCGCGGACAGAAGCCGCGTCAGCCACGACAGCGGCGCAAGCGACCACGCCAGCCCGCGCGGCAGCAGCGCCTGCATCTGGCGGCGGTAGTCGTCTGCCGTCACAGGAGGAAGCTCACATTGCCGAGGACCGGCATGTAACCAGCGCCCGGCTCGATGTCGGCGGCAGGCTCGATCAGGTCGTGGTCGAACTCACCAGGCGCCAGGGAAATGGCCTCGGCGCAATGTGTCCGCGGGATTACAGCGCCCGGCTCGCCCTCCCGCCGAAAGAGGTCCTGCAGCTGCGCCGTCACGGCCGCACGGTTCGCGGTGGTGTCAGGCGTGAGACGGATCTCGAAGTCAACAGGCAACGGTACCGGCGCGTAGACGGTGAAGTCCTTCAAAGCGACCTGCCTCAGCGCATCGATATACGCCTGCACAGCGGCCACGGCAGTCGGGCTCGGGATCGGATCTGCATCTAGATCCCGAACAAAGAAGAGGCCCATCGTGCCGAGGCCATTAAGGAGCGGCTTGGGCCACGCACGGGTCACGCCTGGCACTTCCAGCGCCCAGGCAACGTAGTCGTGCACAGCACCACCTTGCGGGCGCTTGCGCATGAATGTCAACACGCGCTCGCGCAGCGCTTCGAGGCTTTCCTGATCCGCGCCGCCGGCGATATCGCCAGCCGCCACAACTGCCGACGCCGCAAGGCCAGACACTTGAGCTGCCACCGCCAGCTGCACACCGGCATCAGTGTTGCCGGCGATGCCGGTCGTGCTGGCCTCAACCGGCGCCGTGACCGTGCCGCCGCTACCGATGATGCGCTCCTCGGTAGTCACGAACTCGTAGCCATCGCTGCGCTGCATGCGCAGGCCGGCCTGCACGCTGGTACCAGTGTTGCCGGTCAACACCACGTTGCCGGAAGCACGTGCCGCCGGGACGATGGTGATTCCGTACATGTTTGCGTAGCGCTGCAGGTTCTCGTCGTCCTGCGTATCTGGCAGGAATTGACGAGAACACCAGGCGATGAAGCCGTACAGACCATGCGCGATGCCGGCGATCACGCGGGCAAGCACATAGATGATCGATCGCCGCACGCGGGTCTCGGTGCCGAAGCCCTTGGACTCGAAGTCGGCCGAGGTGCGGTCGATGATGGTGCTGATCGTAGGGCGTTCAAACGGCATAGGAAGCATTCCAAAAAACGGTGTAGCGCTCGGCAACGGCGCCATCGGTGGCCCGCGTCAGGTCGACATCGAGGCGCATCAAGCCGATCGCGTGCCAGCTGGTGTCGACGTCGACGGCTGACGCGATGCCATCCTCGATCAACCAGCGCAGCGCGGCGCGGGCGTAGCCCTGCGCAAGCTCCAGCGTCTCGTCGGTCTGTTTGGCGCGCGACAGCAGCCACATCCGGCTGCCCGTGCTGTCGCCGTCGATCTCGGCAAAGGTGTCGGCCCACCAGCCGCGTCGATCGCTGTCGCTGGTCGGCAGCGCGTCGGCATCGTCGGCCCGGGCATCTGTGAACAGACTGATGATGATGGCCGTGCGCAGCCCGCCGTCGTACTGCAGGGTGCCGTCCACTGAGACCAGGTCGGCGCCCTGCTGCTCAGGGTCATAGTCGAGGCGCAGGTCCATCAGCTCATCTCCTGGTTGGGCGCATTGGTCGTGCCGCCCGTCTCGGGATGTACATGGATGTTGTATGTGTCGCGCATTTTCTGCATCGAGCCAGAGTGATCGCTCACGTCGCCATCGCAGGTCGTATTGCCCTCGACGTGCAGGTTGCCCTTGATCAGGGTGTTGGGCGTGTCCACGATCACGCGCGTGCCGGCAGTAATCCCGATCTCGCGGCCTCGCTTGAGCACGATCCTGTCGCCCTCATCGGTGTAGATAGCCACCTCACCCGCTTCAAGACTGGTCAGGCGGTAGCGGCGATCCTCGACGGCGATCACCACCATGTGCGAACGCGAGCCACCGACCGACAATGCGATGCCCTCTGCGCCTGCGAACGGCACGCTAGTGAATCCGTAGCTTTGGAAGCGTTCCACGTCGGCGCGCTCCTCGTCGGCCAACAGCTGGATCTGCACGCGCTGCAACTTCGCGGCATCGTCGATCAGCGCGAGCACGGCGCGGCTGACCATCAGGCGAGCGGCGGTCATCATGCTCACGAGAAGACATCCTTCGCGCCGGTTTCGCGGCTGCGCCTGCGCTTGGGCGCCTTGCGTGCCGGAGGCGCAATTTGCGGTGTGTACGCCTCGGCCGGCGTAAGGGTCATGCGCGTGAACGTGCCGCCTCGATCGAGCGAGTACTCGACATCGCGGATCAGCAGGTCGCGCTCGATGCGCAGCGCCGGCGCACGCAGAGGCACAACGCGGTTCATGCGCCACAGGCCGTCCGGGTGACTCCAACCCTGCACGGTCACGTCAACCGTCAGCGCACGCGCGGCGCGCACGGTGGCTTCCCACTCGGCGCGCTTCTTCAGGCCAGCCAGGTCCGTCTCGTCGTCGGCCACCAGTACCAGTGTGCGGGCCCGCTTCGCGCCGGCATCTGAGGCCGTCGCCTTCATCGCCGAGGCCGCGCTGCCGTAGGCCGCATCGGTGCCGGCGCGCTGGCCCTTGACGACGTACTGTTTGAAGCGCTGCGTGGCGTCGTTGCGCACGATGCACTCCAGCACATTGGTGTCGTCGCCATCTAGCACCAGCGCGGTGCTGGCGCGCTGTGTGCCGGCCTTGCCCAGGATCAGGCCGCCGGCACCATCGGGCAGCAAAAGCACGCCACGCAGGCGCGCAGCGCGCTCGATGCAGGCGTAGGCCGTCTCGCCTTCCTGGATTGCAAACTGCGGGAACACCGCGCCCACGTCAGCCTCCACCTTCACGGTAATGCCGTTGGCGGCGGCCAAATCGCGGGCGATCTGGTCGAGCCGCGCGTTGCGCCACTCGCCCTTGCCGTGCACCGCGCTGCAGTCAACCAGGTCAGCGGTCTTGTCACGACCGCTCACGCTGAAATAGTGATCGCGGGCCATCATGCCCGCGCTGATCGCGTCCACCGCCCCTGTGATGACTATCTCGCCATCGATCGACAGCGCACAGTCATCGAAGGGCCTGATCTCGCGCGGCGTCGACTCTTCCGGCCAGATCTCGCTCACCCCCAGCTCGAATGCGCCGGCAGCCTCTTCCAGGCTGCGCCTGCAGCGCAGGCTCTTCCATCCGCCGTAGCGCGTCCCCGCGATGGTGAGGATCACGTCAGGGTTCATCCAACACCTCCAGCGCCACGCCGCCGGTGACGAAGCCGGGATGCGCGATGCGGTTGCGGCTGACGATCTGCGCGTCGAGATCGGCGGCGCCATAAAGGCGATACGCAACCACCAGCGCCGGCACAGTCGCAGCCGGCACGAAGGACACCACGCGCGCCAGCTCGGCCGCGCGCTCGTTGATGTCGCGCACCACGGCCGCACGCAGATCCGCCAGCGCCTGGTGCAAGCGATCGTCGCCGGTCGCCTCGGACACCCGGTCCAGCTCGTCGATCAGCCGGTCGCGCGTCTCGATCGCGGTGGAGTAGTCGGGGAAGACCACGGACGCCGCGCACACAGCGGCCTGGCATACCGTCAGCGTGCGCATGGTGTCGTCGATCAGCGTGCAGGCCACGCGCTCGACCACGCGCTGCGGCGTAGTCGGCACCGCCGGCAGCGTCACCGGCACCAGGTCGCGCGATGCGCGCACGAAGGCACCGAGGCCGGCGTCCGCCGCGAACGCGCCGCGCGCGGTCTCGTAGATGCGGCGCAGGCGGCCAAACAAGTTCGCGGGGCTGGACAGCAGCGACAGCAGTTCGGGCCGCACGCCGGCGATCAGGCCGAGCGCTGCCGATCGCAGGTCGCCAGGCGTCGCCGCGCCGAGCGCGACTTCGACCAGGCGCAGGCTTTG